GTGCTGCGTCGGAAGCCGGGCCCTATCGCACATCCCGCACCCCCTACATGCGGGGGATCATGGATGCGCTGTCGCCCAGCGATCCGGCGCGGCGTGTGGTGTTCATGAAACCCGCCCAGGTCGGCGCCACCGAGGGCGGCAACAACTGGATCGGGTTCTGCATTCACCGCGCACCGGGGCCAATGCTGGCGGTGCAGCCGACGGTGGACCTGGCCAAGAGGTTGAGCCAGCAGCGGATCGATCCGCTGATAGAGGACAGCCCCGCGCTCAGGGACTTGGTCAGCCCGTCGCGGTCGCGTGACAGCGGCAACACGGTGCTGGCCAAGCGCTTTTCGGGCGGGCAGCTGATCCTGACCGGGGCCAACTCGGCCGTTGGCCTGCGCTCGATGCCGGCGCGCTGGGTGTTCATGGACGAGGTGGATGCCTATCCCGGCGACGTCGATGGCGAGGGCGACCCGGTGCAGCTGGCGGAAGCCCGCACCAACAGCTTCGGGCATCGGGCGAAGATCTTCCTGGCTTCGACCCCGACGGTGACGGGGCTCAGCCGGATCGAGCGGGAATTCCAGTTATCGGACCAGCGCCGGTATCATGTGCCTTGTCCGCACTGCGGCGGGCTGCAATGGCTGAAGTTCGAGCGCCTGCGCTGGCAAAAGGGCAAGCCGGAGACGGCGGTCTATGTCTGCGAGCATTGCGACGCTGCCATAGAGGAACGCTTCAAGACGCAGATGATGGCCGAGGAGAATGGCGCCTGCTGGAAGCCTACGGCCGATGAAGAAACCAGGCGGAAAGCCGAGGCCGCCGGCATTGTCGGCTTCCACATCAACGGCCTCTACTCACCGCTCGGGTGGCTGAGCTGGGCGGCGATTGCCCGGAAATGGGAAGAAGCAAAGGGCAACGATTCCGCCTTGAAGACATTGAAGAACACCATCCTGGGCGAGACCTGGGCCGAAAGCGGCGAGGCACCCGACTGGCAGCGGCTTTACGAGCGCCGCGAGCGCTGGGCGCCCAGCACGGTGCCCGAGCGAGGGCTGTTCCTGACGGCAGGGGCGGATGTGCAGAAGGACCGCCTGGAAATCGACATCTGGGCCTGGGGGCGGTGTCTGGAAAGCTGGCTCGTGGATCATGTTGTCATCGACGGCGGGCCCGCCGATCCATCCTGCTGGCAGGAGTTGAGCGCGCTTCTGGGTCGAACCTGGCCACACGAAAACGGCGCGCAGATGCAGATCGGCAAGCTGGCGATCGACACGGGGTATGAATCCGCCGCCGTTTACAGCTGGGCCCGCCAGCAGACCGGCGCGCAGGTGGCGCCGGTGAAGGGCGTCGAGGGGTTCAACCGGGCCTCCCCCGTAACGGGGCCGACCTTCGTCGATGCCACCGAGGGCGGCAAGCGCATCCGGCGGGGCGCAAAGCTCTGGACCGTCGCCACCGCCACCTTCAAGGCCGAGACCTATCGGTTTTTACGCCTGCCGCGCCCCACAGATGAGGAAATTCATGCTGGGCAGGGCTTTCCACCCGGCAGCATCCACCTGCCCGACTGGGTCGACAGCGAATGGTTGAAACAGCTGACCGCCGAGCAGCTGGTGACAAGGCGCGACCGGCGGGGGTTTGCCAAGCTGGAATGGCAGAAGATGCGCGAGCGCAACGAGGCGCTGGACTGCCGGGTCTACGCCCGCGCCGCCGCATGGCTGTTCGGGGCTGACCGCTGGGCGGAAAGCACATGGCAATCGCTGGAGGCGCAGGCGGGGATTGCGCGGGAGGAAGAGGTGACCGGTGCCGAAGAGACGGCCCAGCCGCCCGAACCGACCGCCGGCCAGCCGCACACCCCGCGGCGCAAGCGGCGGGTCTATACGCCGAACATGATGAGGTAAGATTCAGCCTGCCAGTTCAGATCTCACCAAAAGGAAAGACAATAACCAGGATAGGCGCCCTTGAAGGGGCCAGCCTCGCGCTGGACCTTGGCGTAAAGCCGATGGGGATCATATCTGGCGCAGCGCCCGCACAGCTTCGAGGAAATCATGACGGCGCCAATATCGCGGCCATCGGGGAGTTTGCACCGACCGACCTCACGATCATAAGTGCGGTCGCCATTCAGGTGGCAGGTCAGGGTCTTGCCAAAGACCAGGCGCCGCATTGCGCGGGTTGCCCGGTCGCCAAGGGGTGTGCCGATCTCGTCGCATGTGAGGCCATTCAGGCGAATGGGTGTGCCATTCACTACGATTGTGTCTCCATCACGCACATGGGTCACACGCCCCACAAGGGTGCCGCCTTGCAACGGGTTGCCGGGAGACAGTTTGAAACCGACAGCCATAACGATGGCCAGGGCCACGAGCCATAGAGGATTGCGCATCACCGAGCGCAGGTTTCGGCGAGAAAAACGCCCGGCCCGCGGTCTCTGGCGCCGAGCGAGTGGAACGACATTGCCGGGAAAACGGCGGCGCCGGGCAATCAATCGCCGGACCAGTGTCGATATGCTCCATCGGTCGAGAATGACAATAACAACGAAGATGAGCGCGATGACTGCCAGGACCAACCAGTCCTTGGGAATGCTGCGAAACCAGTTCTGAATCTGATCGAAATCCATCTCTTCCAACGTCAACAGGATCACCAATTACCCCTGTTAACGATTCTTAATCACATCCCGGCTGTGTTGACACCCCCTCTGCCGGAAAGGTTCGCCGCCCTGATGTGGCCCCGCGAAAACTGGAGGCTTTCATGACCCTTGCAGAAATGCAAGCGCAGCTGGACGCGCTGCTGGCGGCGCGATTCCGCGGCGTGCGCTCGACCAGCTATGACGGCAAGACCGTGACTTATGGCAGCGATGCAGAGATGGCGAAGGCGATCGCCGACCTCGAGGCCCGCATTGCCGCGGCAGGCGGGACAAACCCCAAACGCCGCGTGACCCGCCTCTACGCTGAAAAGGGGCTTTGACATGGCCATGATGACGGGCTTGCGCCGACGCATCGGCGCGATGATCGGCGGATTCGGGTTCGATGCCGGGGCTTACGGGCGGCGGTTGATGAAGTTCCGCCCCAGCCGCGCGCATGTGAATACGCTGATCGGGCAGGCGGGCCCGACGATCACGGCGCGCGCCCGGTGGCTGGTGAGGAACAATGGCTATGCGCTGAACGCGCTGGAAAGCTGGACCGGCAACGCAGTGGGCGACGGAGTCAAGCCCACCTCGAAGGTTGCGGATGACGTAAAGAAGAAGGCGATTCAGGATCTCTGGGAGGAATGGCAGGCCGAGGCCGATTCCGAGGGGTTGACCGATTTCTACGGTCTCCAGCGCCGCGCCGCGCGCGAGCTGTTCCTGACGGGCGAGGTGTTTTTTCGCTTTCGCCCGCGCCGGCCCGAGGACGGGCTGTCGGTGCCCTTGCAGCTGCAGATGCTGTCCTCGGAAATGGTGCCGATCAACATGACGAAGGAGCTGCCTGGTGGGGGCATGATCCGGCAAGGGATCGAGTTTGACCTGCTGGGGCGCCGCGCCGCCTATTACTTCTACCGCCGCCACCCGGGCGACAGCACCGATCCCCGCCTTGCGGGCGAGATCGTGCGGGTGAATGCAAATGAGGTGCTCCACATCATCGACCCGGTTGAGGCCGGACAGATCCGCGGCGTCTCGCGTTTTGCACCGGCCATCGTCAAGCTGTTCTTCCTCGACCAGTATGATGATGCCGAGCTCGACCGGAAGAAGGTCAGCTCGATGTTTGCGCTGTTCGTGACTTCGCCGCAGGTGGATGCCCCATTGGACTCGCCTGACGAGCCGCTGGCGGTCGAGCCGGGCCAGGTTGTGCGGCTCGATCCGGGCGAGGAGATCGCCACGCCCTCGCCACCCGACAGCGGGCCGACCTACGAGCCGTTCCAGTACCGGACCCTGCTGCAGGTCTCGGCGGCGCTGGGCGTGCCGTATTCCTACGTGTCGAACGATCTCGCCAAGGCCAACTTCGCCAACTCGCGCCTCTCCATCATCGAGTTCCGCCGCCGCGTCATTGCCTGGCAGCATCGCGTGCTGATCCACCAGCTGTGCAAACCCGTCTGGGCGCGCTGGATGGACACCGCGGTGATGGCGGGTGCGCTGGATCTGCCGCGCTATGACGCCACCCGCCGGGCCTGGCTCAAATGCGAATGGCTCCCCCCGAAATGGGAATGGGTGGACCCGCTCAAGGACATCACCGCCGAGATTGCCGAGATCGAGGCCGGGCTCAAGTCTCGCTCCATGGCAATGAAGCAGCGAGGCTACGACGCCGACCGGGTGGATGCGGAAATCGCCAGAGATCGCGCGCGCGAGGCCGAGCTTGGTCTGGATTTCCGCCGCCCGGGATCGCCGGCGCAGGGGGCCGCACAGCTGGTCGATGCCCCGAGCGATA